AAAAAGGAAGCCCCCGCTGACGAGGTAAATATCCTCGCAGTCGAAGGCGCTCTTGAGTCCGGCGAAAAGACGGAAAATTTCGCGGGCGACAAAGAATCCGAGATTTACAAGACGGCCGAAAAGTTTCATACCAAAATCGTAAAGAGCTACGAGAACCAGCAGGAACGCTCAGATTCAATTGACGAATTCTGGAACATCTACAACGCCAAGCCCGACACCAACCAGCAGTATTCCGGCAATTCGCAGTGCTACGTGCCGACGGTGCGCGACTGCGTCAATGCGCGCACCAAGCGCGCACTCAAGCAACTATTTCCCTCGAAGCACCGCCACGTTGAGGCTGTCGGCACGTCCGACGAAATCCCGTTTACGCAACTGGCGTTAATCGAGCACGACATTCGCTCGGTCAAGCTGAAAGAAGTCTGCCGCTCCGACTTGGTCGCGGGCGACGTGACGGGGCAATGGAATATCTACATCGACTGGACGCGCAGCTATCGGCGCATTACGGAGTTGGTCAAGCGAAATCCCGTGCTGGAAACCGTCGAGGGCGAGGAAACGCCGCTCGTTGACCCCGGCGAAGAAGAAGACGCCACCGAAGAAACGGATTTATTGGAGGAGGGGCCGGAAGTCGTTGACTTTGCCGACGAGGATTTGGCCGTCATTCCGCCGACCTGCAACGACATCGAGGCCGCGGAAGTCGTGAGCCTACGGCTGCGCCTCTCCAAATCCAAAACGCAGATGCTGGTGGACGAGGGCGTGTTCGAGTTGCGCAAGGGCGAAACGTTCGACCAGATGTGGGACGAATTGGAAGGCGCTGACGGCAACAAACAGCGCAAAGACCCGTCGAAAAAACGCTCCGTTGACGCCGGCATCAAGACCGAAGGCACGCTGAAATACCTGCTCGTGTTCGAGGCGACAGCACTTCTGCCGTTCCCCGACGAAGAAAACAAGGGCGAACTCGTCAACCGCTTGGCTTACATCTATTACGCGAGCGCCGAGCGCATATTGGGAATCGTCAAAGCGCCGCAGTGGGGCGGCAAGCGTCCGGTGATTTCAGCGCCGGCCGAGCGCGTGAAGGGTTCGTTCAAAGGCCGCAGCAAAATCGAGCCGGTCAAGTTCCTGCAATGGAACCTGAACGACTACTGGAACATGGGGCAGGACAGCGCGATGTATTCGCTCTTGCCGATATGGGCCATCGACCCGCTCTCGAACCCGACGTGGTCAAGCATGGTGATGGGACTCGCGGCAATCTGGCCGGTGGACCCGAACAAGGTAAAGCCGTTGACCTCGCCGCAACTCTACAAGGACAGCATTCAGCTTTGCGAAGCCATCAAAATGCAAATCATGGAGTCGATGGACGTAAACCAAATGATGATGGGCAAGATGCCGCAGGGCCGCAAAAATAACCAGTTGATGCAGCAAATGCAGCAGGACCAGATGACCAACATCATGGACCATGCCGAGCGTTACGAGGAAACCATACTCACGCCGCTGGTCGAGCGCCTGATGGAGTACGAAACGCAGTTCAGGACCGATTCCCTCATGGTCATCACGCGCGGAGAAATCGGCGTCAAGGCGAAGATGACGAAGATAGACCCCAAGCAGTTCGAGGAACGCTACCAGTTCCAGTGGTGCGGCACGTCGATTGTCATGGGGCAGCAACTCGTGCAGCAGCAAATCGCGTTCATGAATGTTCTCCGCGGTGTGCCGCCGCAACAACTGAACGGCCGCAAGCTCGATGTCACGCCGATACTCGAAAAAGCGTGCGAGGGATTGTTCGGCGCGGAGATGACGCCGAAAATCCTGATAGACGAGCGCAACTTATTCACCGTGCCGCCGGATGTCGAGAACGAGATGATGCACAACGGATTGCCCGTTGCCGTTCACGAAGCCGACGACGACGCGCAGCATTTGCAGTCGCATATGTCGGCCGCCCGATTGACGGCGGACCCGCAAGGGAAGTATCGTGCGCACATCGCGCAGCACACGATGGCGATGCAGGCGAAGCTGCAGAAACAGCAGGGTCAGCAGCAAGGCCAGCAGGGTGCGCCGGGCGCGGGACCGCCGGGCATGGCCGGCTCGCCGAAAGTCGGCGGCCAGCCGCAACCGCCGAAAGGCGCGCAGGGTCCGCCGGGACTTCCCGGTGCGGACGCGATGGGACCGGGTAGAGGTTAGGAGAACGCTATGCCAGATTTCAGCACACCATTCCGCGTAGGCGGCCCCTGCATCGCGCTCTTAGGCTCGTCGGGGAACACGGCCAACGCCGCTCTCATCAATCAAACCGGCGACTGGACGGCGATTATCTCGAACCGCTCGACCACGGTTGACGCCTATCTCGGATACGGCGCGACATCCGGCGTTGCCGCCTCTGCGGTCGTTCCCGTCATCGGCGCTATGCCATCGGATAAATCGCAAAACGTCGTGGCGATTCCGCATAGCACCGTGCAGAGCTTCACCTTTGCCGGCCCGACATTCTTCTCGGTCATCGTGCCGCCCGCAAGTCAGGCCATACTCGACATCGTGACCGGCGACGGGTCGTAATGCTGCGAAATTTTCGGCCGCGGATGTCGCGGTGCTCCGCGAGCGCCGTTTCAATCCCGCCCGACCTTCAGATACCGGGTTCAGCCGCATCGGCATTCGACCCCGCGATTAGCGGCGTGTCGCCCAACTACAGCGGATGGGTGGCGATAGTCTACCTGCGCAACATCTCAAGCCTTGGCGGAACGTGCGTTCCAAGCCAGTTCACGATGACTGTTACGGACCCCGGATTCGATACGTCGGGCAATCCGACGACGGTCAATCGAACCATCACGGGTGTTGCACAACTGCGCCGGCAATATCCCAATGGAAACTCGAAAGTCATCGGCCCCGTGTTTGGCGGCATTGCCGTTTACATCACGCTTGACGACTGGATTTATACCGGCACCACGATAAATTCGTACACCATTGGCGCGACGTTCTACTCGGGATATGCGGGCAGCACGGGCGGCTCCATCGTCAATTCGTCCACCACCTCTTACACGAAGCCGGTGTTCGCGTGGCTAAACGACCAGCAGGATTATTTTGTCGGCAACAGTTATGCGACAGAGGCGGTAGCCTTCCACCGTCACGCGCGCTCGGGGCAGCAGGTCGCGTGCATGAAGTTCACGATGAACGATGGCACGACAACGACGCCGGAGGTCGTGACTTCCGCGCCAACAACCTCCGCGTTAATCACCATCGGGAACATCCCCGAAGTGTGGAAGGCGACGCTCAACACCACGACGATGGCCGTGCGAACGATGTGTACGGTCAACGCAAAAGTCTATCCGTGGATTGGCGACCAGATTCTTGACTTGTCGGTTGATGGCTACGCATGGCCGACCTCGCTGCCCATTACGAAACTGCGTGTGTTCTCCGACCGCGACAACACGTATACCGGCGGCTTTGCTTACGTCGATGGCACAGGCGCGGCTCCCGCGGTTTCCGGCGTCGCCGCGACTGCAAGACTCACGCCCTACGCGACCATCGCCGCCGCCGCTACTGCCGGAATCGCGTGGATGAATGCGAACAAGACGGGGCACACGCCAACGACAGGCGACCTCGGCGGGTTCACGATTCGATTGATGGACGACGGCGCGGCCGGCCCCAAGACGCACAATCTCTCGGGCAACGTCACCAACAGCCCCGGCTTGTGCTGGTGCGAGATTGAGCGCGACCCGCTATCGGCGGGCGTCGTTACCGTCACCGACACCGCGCAAAGTTCGACGCCGCAACTCACGCGATGGGGCGGCAAGCTCGGCAACACGATTACCTTGCAAGCGCCCGCGGCGGCAGTCTCGTACTGCATACTCGGCTACGGCGAACAAAATTCCCTTGTCTCGCTGCGCGGGGTGACATGCGACAACACGAACAACAAACTCATGGTCGCGTGGCACGCCTACAAATACCTGAACAACATCACGCTAACCGGCACCAACGGCATGAGCTTTCAAGGACTTCCGGTATCCAGTGCCAACGTCGTGTGCATGAACGCGCTCGTTTCTGCAGTCAACACGGCGTTTGTCCTGCCGTCGGATTCCGATGCGAAAGTAACTATCGGTTGCGTCATGCCGCTATTCGGAGCGCGGCTCGACCCGCAGGCGACCGGCGACGGAAACCACGGGACGATTTTCTACAACAACAGGGTTAATCTCGCGGTGTATCAGAAAACATCGACGCAGACCATCAATAACGGATTCGCCGTCGTGCAAAACCTGTTCGAGTCGGCCACAACGATTCCATTCCGGCTATTTGCCGATGGCGATTTATCCGCGTGCGCGAACGTGATTGAAATGCACAACACGTCGGTTGGCGAGCGCACCAACATGCTCTACAACGACACCACGAGCAGCAAAGTGCCGCCGAACGGAATACAAAAACTTTCCACTTGCCGCTACAGCATTTATGGCGACCGCAACTGGAAGGGCGACACGTTCCCTGATGGCGTTGGCGACGGCAGCGTCGGGACGTGGACTTGCGGTTACGGCGTCGGGCAGCAGGGCGTCGTTTCCCTGTTCGGCAGCGTCAATGAGGTCGCAACGGACGCGCCGCACAACGATAATCTTGCCGGCCCGTTTATGGGAATGGCATGGACTGCCAGCAGCGAATACAACTTGTTCCGTACCGCGCTCGGATTCACGAAGCCGCAAATTATGGCGATGTTTACCAACTTCACCGTCGCGCCGCAAGCGGTTCCTGCGTTGGGCGGCGACTACACGCCGGTCAATACCGCAACACAGCTAAAAAACCGCGTGCCCGCCGGCTTGAGCGTTCTCTTAAAAGACATCGCGGGCGCTACCCGAAAAACTGATGGCACCGGAGCCGCCGGAGCCTACGAAGCCGCACCCTGATGCCCGACCATGAACCAGACCCCTACGATAGCGACGACGAAGACGGATACCCTTGGGACTGCGACCGAGAAATGCCTCGGGATTCCTGTTCGCTATGACGAACGTCTGACCATCATATGCGAGTCGCGCGGCGTCGGCCCGTGGAAGGAAATCGTCGTCGGCCCCGCGTTCCTGCGATTCGGCCCGCGCGAGAGGCAGGCGCTGCTCCTGCACGAGGTCGCGCACTGCAAGTTGTTCCATGTGGAAAAGCGCATCCTGCTCCTCATCGTGTTCCCGTTTTGCATATTCGCCTACTGCCGCGACAATGAGTTCGTCGCCGACAAGTTCGTCAAGGAGTGCGGTTACGGCGGCGATTTGGCTCGCGCATTCCTCAAAATGGCCGACCGCAAAAGCGTGCTCCACCCCCCGCTAATGGACAGGATTTTGCGCCTGACCACCACAAATAGTTGACACGCCGACATGCGAGGGTTAGATTTCGCAACAATGGTCGGACGCTCATAAGGAGAAATCCATGCTTTTAATCAAAATTCTGTCCCTCATCACCGGATTTTTTCGTCCGCTCATCACCACCATCAAGACGATTCCCGACAACATGGCGAACGTCGAACAGGACGGTGCGCTCATCCCGAACGGCGCGTTAATACCCGCCATTCAAGCTCTCGCCACTTTCGGCTCTCCCGCATTCGGCAACTGGTCGCAAACCCTCGTTCCCGCCTCTCTCGCCGCCAATACCATCGGTGCCGGCCAGCTTGTCGGCGGCATCATCCGGCGCTTTTCGCCGGGTGCGGCGTTCACCGACTCGACCGACACCGCGACCAACATCGTGAATGCGATTCCGGGTGCTAAGGTCAACCAATCCTTCCCCGTGCTGATTGCGAACTTAGGCTCCGGCCTGATGACGCTCGCGGCCGGAACCGGCGTCACCATCGCGGGCACCGCGGCCATCGGCTCGGCCACCATCCGCTTGTTCTTGGGCACCGTCACCGGCTCGTCCGCGGTGACGTTGACCTCGTGCTTTGGCTGGAACTTGGGAACCGGCGGCACGCTGGCGACGGGGCTGTAATTTGAACTCTGAACGCCACGTCAAGCTGGCCCTCTGCATCCCCTCGACGGGGGAGTGGAAGGCCGACTTTGGTTTCTCGCTCGTGCAGCTTTGCGTCTACAGTTGCATGGCGATGTTCGAGGCGGGTCAGACGCGGGAGCTTATTCTCGTGGACAAGCGCACGAGCAATCTGCCGCGCTCTCGTCAGGAGTGCTTGGAAGACGCCATCATGCAGGACTGCACGCATGCGCTCTTTCTGGACACCGACCAGACTTTCCCGCAGGACACAGCACACCGCCTGATGGCGTGGCGAAAGTCCATTGTGGGCTGCAACATTCCGGTCAAGGGCATACCGTCGTTCCCGACCGCGCGGGCTCGCGGCGCTACTCCGTTCGGCGTGCCGGTCTATTCCAACTCGGCCGCTAACCCGCTCGGCATCGAGAAAGTGTGGCGCGTCGGCACTGGCATCATGCTGATTGATTTGTCCATCATGCCGAAAATCAAAAAGCCGTGGTTCGAGTTGCGCTGGTCCGACAAAATGCAGCAGTTCGTCGGCGAGGACTGGTACTTTGTCGGCAAAGCTGAGGAGGCCGGATTCGATTGCTACATCGACCACGACCTCTCGCGCCACATCGGGCACGTCGGCAATTTCCAGTACACGCACGCGCACATTCCCTGCATGGAAGAAGCCGCGGAGGCCGCATGAAACTGAAACTCATCTCGCAACTCATTCGCGGAATCTTCCGTCCGGCGGCCAATACCACGACTTTCCTCGGAAACGTGATGAAGCCGCCCGCCGGCATGGTGCCGGATGCGGGCGCGGTCTATGGCCTATTCGGGCTGATGGCAAACATTGATGCGCTGGATTACGACATCGTCGCAGTGCCTATCGCAACGGCAACCACCGTCACGCTGACGGGCGCGCAACTCATCGCCGGCATCACCGACATCTCCGGTTCGCCGGGTTCGGGCGTCACGATGACGACACCGACTGCTGCGCAAATCATCGCGGCGTTGCCGAACACGATACCCGGCGACGGCATCAACCTTTCCATTTACATCATGAACGACGGCACGGGGCAGACCATCACGCTATCCGGCGGCACGGGTGTGACCATCATCGGCAACAACACGATTGCGACGAACACCTGCCGGCAGTTCATCATGAACGTGAATGTCAACTCAGCCGCCGTCAACATGCTCAACATCGGGACGCAAAACCTATGAACGCGCTGCGCTATCTGTCGCTGCTCATCCTTGCCATTCTTCGTCCGGCTGTCGAGGGGGAAGAACTCGAACCCGAACTGGATTTGCAGGGCGGCGAGCCGGAACCAGAGCCGCAGGGCGAACCCGAGCCGGAAGGCGGAGGCGAACCCGAGCCTGAACCCGAACCGAAAGTAGACCGCGCCGCCATCGAGCGCGAAGTCTCGGAAAAGTACGAGCGCGAACTCGCAACGCTGCGCGCGAATCAGCGCCCTCCTGCGCTGGTAGCCGACCCCGAGTTTGAGCGCGAAGAAGCCATCCTCAAGAATCCCGAGGCAACGCCGCTTGAAAAGTGGCAAGTCACTGCCAACCGCGAACTGCGTGCCGGCCGTCAAGCCAGCACCGCGGCGCTCGCGCAAGCGTACGACGTGTCCGACAAAACCGCATTCGCAGCCCTCGCCACGACCGAGCCGGCGCTCTACAAAAAGTATTCGCCGCTGGTCGAGCAGCGCCTCGCTGAAATGCGCCGGTCCGGCCAGAACACGACCCGCGAGAACATTTACACCTTCCTGCTCGGCAAGGATATGCGCGAGGGAAAGTTCACGAAGAAGTCGAAGAATACACCGGCCGGCACGACCATCAATCGCGGCAAACTGCCCGGCGCGCGTTCCGATGTCGGCGGCAAAAACGGCATGAGCGACAGAGAAAAGCGCGCGGCGCGGCTTGAAAACGTCCAGATTTAAAAGGAAACGCCTATGAAAACCCTGACCCTTTCCCTGACCCTCGCGCTGTCGTGCGGCTTGGCGCTATTCCGACCCGGCGTGACCAACGCATCGACGGGCGGCGGCGGCGTCGGTTTTCAGGCCGACGTTGAAAACTACATTCAGGACGAGGTCGAACCCCTCGCCCGGCGGCAGCTTGTCGCCTACCAGTTCGGGCGACCGCTGAAACTCGACATCAACCGCGGCGTCACGTACACCGCCTCCCGTTACGAGCGCCTGCCGCTGCCGTACGCGCAACTGCAGGAAGGTGTCGCCCCGCCCGGTGAGGCGATGACCGTCAATCAAGTCACCGCGACAGCCCAACAATGGGGCGACTTGGTGCGCGTGACCGATGTTGCGAACCTGACCATCAAGCATCCCCTGTTCCAGCAAGCGATGCAGCTTGTGTCGCTGCAACTGCCGGAAACCCTCGAACGCAACACGTTCAACACACTCGTTGCAGGCAACCAAATCAACTACGTCAACTCGCGCGCCAACCGTGCCGCGCTGGTGGCAACCGATGTGCTGTCGCCGACCGAAGTCTACCGCGCCGTCGGCTCGATGGAAACCTACGGCGTGCCGCACTTCATGGGTGATGAGCGCGAAGACCTGATGATTGAAGCCGGTGCGCGCAAGGATATGTCGCGCAGCCCCGCCGTCATGCAGCACTACGTAGCACTCATTCACCCGCTGCCGGTGCAGGACATGCGCCAGAACGCGACCGTGGCGAACGCATGGGCGCAGTCCGACATCAACCGGCTCTACAACAACGATATAGGCGAATGGGGCGGTGTGCGGTTCTGCAAAACGAACATGATGCCCTACTGGTTGGGCGTTGCGGACCCCGCGACCAACACGCCGTCCACTGCCGGCGGCTCGCTCGCGGCCAACACCTATTTCATCCAAATCACCGCGTCGCCCGCGCAGACCAGCGTCGAGCAGCGCATCTATCAGGTGTCGGCCGGTGTCGTCACGACCGGCTCGACGGGCAGCATCACCGTCGTCCTTCCGACCTTGGCGAACTACGTGTTCAACGTGTACATCGGAACCTCGACTAGCCCGACGAATCTCGGCCTGTCGGCGTCCGGCCCGTCCGTCGGCCCGCTCGCAGGACAGGCAACGCAACTGGCGAGCGGCTCGACCGTCATCATCACCGGCATTGGCGCATCACAGACGCCGCCCGCCGCTCCGGCGACCGGCGTGTACGTGTTTCCGACCATCGTCATCGGCAATCACAGCTACGGCCAAGTGCTGCTCGAAAACCCCGAGTTCCACTACCTGACGGGTGCCGACAAGTCGGACCCGCTGAACCAGACGCGCGTCGTGTCGTGGAAGGTGTTCTACGGAAGTATTTTGCTGAATCAAGCGTTCCTGATGCGGATTGAATCAAGCTCGGCATTCGTGCCCGGCTACAATAGCGGAACCGTGACGACCTAATATGGCAAAGCTGACTGACAAGGAAATCGAAGACCTTCAAAAAGAGGTCGCTCGCCTGCAGGGCGAGTTGGTTGACGCACAGGCATCCAATGCGGAGTCGGCGGCTCGCGCTTCCTACTTCGCTGACGCCAACACGGAGATTCCAACGGGAAAGTCCGTGACCATCAACCGCTGCAAGAATCCGTGGGTGAAGGATGCCGACGACCAAGAATGGGAAAAGGTCAAAGTGCCGACCTATCTGTTCCGTATCGACATGCCACCGTGCGGGGGTACCCAAATCATGCTCGACGGAGAATCCTTCCAGCATGGTCAGACGTACGAAGTGACGCCGGGACAACTTAAGACTTTCAAA